TCTTGAACAACAAACAGAACTCAAGCCAGCAACACAGCCTGTAATGGATGGTATGGCTACAGCGATTGGCGTGAGTATGAGTGAACGCACCGTCGTAAAGCTACGTCCTATTCTGCCTCAGAACTTCTTGATTGATCCTGTGTCTACTTCCATTGAAGAAGCACAAGGCGTAGCAATTGATGAGTTTGTACCTTTACACTCTGTTGAAATGATGCAAGAGCAGGGCATCTACCGTGACGAAGAAGTGGCGGTAGAGGCTCCGGACAACGATCTTGAACCAGATCAGCACTTAACAGTCTATGACGAAAACAAAGTTCGCTTGACAAAGTATTACGGACTTGTTCCTCGGCACTTATTTGAAATGGCTATTGCCGAAGAAGATGAAGAAGTTGTCGATCTTGAAGAAAAAGAAGAAAAGTCCAAGTATGTAGAAGCTGTGATTGTTATTGCTAATGGAGGTACTCTTCTGAAAGTTGAAGAGAATCCTTACATGATGCAAGATCGTCCTATTGTTGCTTTTGCTTGGGATGCGGTACCGGGTCGCTTCTGGGGCCGTGGTATTTGTGAAAAGGGATACAATAGCCAGAAAGCCCTTGACACCGAACTGAGAGCACGTATTGATGCGCTGGCGCTTACTGTACACCCTATGCTTGCTGTTGATGCTTCACGCCTACCTCGTGGAACTAAAATGGAAGTTAGACCCGGCAAGACCATCCTTACGAATGGTAATCCCTCAGAGATCCTACAGCCGTTCAGATTTGGAAATCTTGACCCCAACACATTTAACCAAGCGGCCAGTCTACAACAAATGGTCCAAATGGCAACAGGAGCCATCGATGCGGCAGGAATACCGGGAAGTATCAATGGTGACGCAACAGCCGCAGGTATCTCAATGTCACTGGGAGCAATCATCAAACGCCACAAGCGTACATTGATTAACTTTCAAGAGTCATTCTTACTACCATTTGTGCGCAAGTCCGCTTATCGCTACATGCAATTTAATCCAGAACGCTATCCTGTCAAGGACTACCGCTTTGTTGCATCAAGCTCATTAGGCATTATTGCCCGGGAGTATGAGGTTACCCAGCTTGTTCAGCTTTTGCAAACAATGTCGCCTGACACACCGTTGTACCCTTCACTGATTGAAGCGATTGTTGATAACATGAACCTTTCAAACCGTGAGGAGTTGATTGAAAAACTAAAACAATCTGCACAACCAGATCCACAAGCTCTGCAATTACAGCAAGCAACTTCACAGGCTCAAATGGCTCAGTTGCAAGCTCAGACTGACGCAGTGGTAGCACAGGCTGAAGACTTCCGTGCTCGCGCCGCGAAGAACATCGCAGAAGCGGAGATTGCGGCATTTGAAGCCGAAACAGATCGCTTAGAAGCTATGCTAAAGGGCGATCCTAGCCAACAAGAGTTTAATCGTCGTGTTAAAGCGGCAGAACTCTTACTTAAAGAACGTGAGTTAATGTCCAAGGAGACACCTCGTGATAACGACAGCAGAACTACAGCAAGTCCTAGACCAAGTGAACCACAAGTTCAACGACCTCTACAAGCGATTGGAGGAGCTGGAGAAGCAATCCAATAAACCTGTAGCTAGCACAAACCGTGCCAAAAGTCAACAAAAAGCTTGACATTTTAAAAAACTTGTGATATACTACTGAGGTTTTATGGATATTGTAGAAAAACAGTACGAAGACTTTTTTGATCTTTTTAGTCGACCCGGTTGGAAACTCCTTCAGGAAGACATTCAAGATATGATTAACGGATTAGATGGCATTGAATATGTGTCTAGTCATGAAGATCTCATGGAAAAGAAAGGTCAGTTGAAAATCCTACGTCGTTTACAAGGATTTCAAAACTCAATCGAACAGGCTCACACGGAGTATCTCGGTGCTAAAACGCTTTGATTTCCGTTGTGTAAACCAACATATCACTGAACACTGGGTAGACGCTGACGATCAGCCAACCTGCCCAATCTGTGACGCAGAGACATCNAAGATGCTCTCCGCACCAAATGTATCTCTTGATCCTATTAGCGGTTCATTTCCCGGGGCAACGATGAAATGGGCTAAGGATCGTCAAAAGAAGATACAAAAAGAGCGTAAGGCAAACTCTTAGCAGACCTTACAGACTAAAGGCTACTTCCACAATGCGATTAAGCACGGAGTTTTATGGCTACTTTTATTGACGAGCGACCAGAAGAAGAAAACGAGCAGTTTGACAACCTTGAAGAAGAGGTTGAGGATGTTAACCCCGAAGAAGTAATCGAGGAGCCTGAAGAGGCCAACCAAGAAGAAACTTCAGACGAAGATGAGTTACCTGAAAAGTATCGAGGCAAATCTCAATATGATATTGCTAAGATGCACATGGAAGCTGAGAAGCTTCTAGGCAGGCAATCATCAGAAGTAGGTGAACTACGAACTATTGTTGACGACTTCGTAAAGTCACAACTTGATACACAAAAGATTGCCCCTCAAGCGGCAGAACCAGAAGATGATCTTGATTGGTTCGCTGACCCACAGGCGGCACTGAATAAAGCCCTTGATAAGCATCCTAAGATTAAGGAAGCTGAGTCTGTATCTCAACAAATGCGACAGGCGCAAGCCTTAGCAGAGTTACAGGCTAAACACCCAGACTATCAAGACGTTCTTGGCGACAAGTCGTTTGGTGAGTGGGTTTCAGCATCTAAAATCCGGTTGCAACTGTTCAAACAAGCTGACTCTGCATACGATACAGACGCCGCGGATGAACTGTTAAGCCTCTGGAAAGAGCGTAAGCAGTACACCACACAGGCTGTATCAAACGAGAAAGCGGCACGCAAAGAACAGATCAAGACAGCCTCTACAGGCTCAGTGTCCGGTTCTGGTGAAGCACCTAGTAAGAAAATATACAGGCGAGCTGACTTGATTAAACTAATGCAAACAGACCCAGATCGCTACATGAGCATGGCGGATGAAATCCAAACGGCTTATGCAGAGAAACGGGTTAGATAATCCCATTCTGTAAGGAGCTTTTAAAATGGCACTAGGTTCAAACCATGTGACCAACACTACAGCGGCTACTTTTATCCCTGAGTTGTGGTCCGACGAAATCGTTGCGGCGTACAAGAAGAATCTTGTCCTCGCTAATCTCGTAAACAAAATGCCAATGTCTGGCAAAAAAGGCGATGTACTTCACATCCCTAAGCCGACTCGTGGCTCAGCTAACGCTAAGGCGGCTGAAACTCAAGTAACTCTTCAGGCTTCAACTGAAACTGAAGTNACTGTTACTATCGACAAGCACTACGAATACTCNCGNTTGATCGAAGACATCACCGAAGCACAAGCATTGGCTTCACTTCGTCGTTTCTATACAGACGACGCAGGTTACGCTCTTGCTAAGCAGGTCGACGACGACTTGTTNGCACTCGGTAAGTCACTCGGTAATGGTACTGGCGCGTCTTGGGTACACAACAATGCGTTCCAGATTAACACTTCTACTGGTGTGATCGAAGCGTATGACGCAGACGGTACTGCTGATGTTGGTGCTTTCACTGACGCCGCTTTCCGTGGCCTCGTACAGCAGTTAGACGATGCGGACGTTCCTATGGACAACCGTGCATTGATCGTTCCTCCTTCTGCTCGTAACACTATCATGGGTATCGACCGCTACATGTCTTCTGACTTCGTAAACGGTCGCGGTGTTAACAATGGTCAGATCGGCCAGTTGTACGGCATCGATGTGTACGTTACTTCTAACGCTCCGACTATTGAGTCAGGTGTTAAGGGAGCTATCTTGTTCCACAAGGACGCTATGGTTCTTGCTGAGCAGGTTGGTGTACGTTCACAGACTCAGTACAAGCAAGAGTACCTCGCTACTCTGTTCACTTCTGACACTCTCTATGGTGTTGAAGTTATTCGTCCAGAATCAGGTGTTGTAGTAGCACTACCTGCATAAGGACTATCTAGGCTAGGGAGTCTCTATGGCTCTCTAGCCTTCCCTATTCTATACTGGAGAGAT